ATCAGGCGAGTTTTACATTCACACCGCCAGCCGAAGGGTTCAGTGCTAAAACAGGTACTTTTGTTCAATCAGATGGAAGTGGTTCTGCAGGCAGCATTATCACTGTTACTTTTGCCAATCATGGTGTAGCAATTGGTGATGTTTTAACAATAACTTTTTCTTTTGACTTTCCACCACCCACTGGTATCTCAGGAAATTTTACAAACGGATCATATGTAGTAGCTACTGCTGTTGATCAAAATACTTTTACACTTATCTCTCCAAATAATGCAATCTGTCCAACTCCACAAGGAATATTATTTGCTCTTTCTGGGGCTGGTCAATATGTTTGTGATTCTTGGACAAAATCAATACCTTATAACAACAGAGCAATAATAAATTGTTCTTTTAGGGAAGTATTTGAACCATAAATGACTAATCCTACAGCACAATTACAGGAACTTACTAATAAATCTATTATTGAATTATTTTCTGTTGAATTAAAACCTGATGTACATTATACAAAATCTGCAAAAACAGCTACTTATAGTCAATCTAATGGCAGTGGTGGTGCTGGGACAATTATTACTATTTTATTAGCTGCGCATGGGTTTTCTGCTGGCCTTATCTTAAGTCTTGATTTTACTTCAGGTACTGGAATTGATGGAATTTATACAATTCAAACAGTTGCAACTAATTTTTTTACTGTTACTGGTACCACTTCACAATCAACAAGTGGCAATGTTTCTTTCAATGTAAATGCAACAATAGCAGATCCCACTGTTTATTTATTTCATAGTGGTAATAATATGAAAGACAGTTCAGATATTATTTGGCAATCTAACACCTACACTAGGATGCCATGCGAGGCTAGTGGTTTCGAATATTCTGGCGAAGGAAAGCTACCAAGACCTACTATTACTTTTTCTAATTTACTTGGCACAATCACATCTATATTGCAACTTACAAATCAAATAACACCTTTTTCTGATTTATCTGGGGCAAAAGTTACTCGAAGACGTACATTATCTAGATTTTTAGATGAAGAAAATTTTCCATCAAATGTAAATCCCTATAAAGTTAATTCTGTAGATCCTTCTGCAGAGATGCCTAGAGAAATATATTTTATTGAAAGAAAAGTGACAGAAAATAGAAATCTTGTACAATTTGAATTAATAAGTACTTTTGATTTGGCTGGTATTAGCGCACCTAAAAAACTTGTCACAAGAAATGATTTCATTGGTGTTGGTACTTTTGTTAATGGTTAATTATGAGTTGGAAAATTCAAGCTGAAAAATATGCAAGAGAACAATCACCAAATGAAGCCTGTGGTTTACTTGCAATAATCAAAGGTAAAGAAACTTTTTGGCCTTGTAAAAATTTAGCAGAAGGAAAATTTGAATTTTTTTTACTTGATCCTGATGATTGGGCAGAATGTGAAGATACAGGAGAAATTATTGGTGTTATTCATAGTCATCCAAAAGGTGCTGCAACAGCTTCAGATAATGATAAAGCAGCCTGTGAGCATCTTGGATTTCCATATCTTATTTACAGTATTGAACACGACCACTGGGAGTCCTTAAAGCCTTCAGGCTGGAAAGCACCTTCACTAATTGGTCGCAGATTTATCTGGGGTAAATATGACTGTTGGTCGATTGTCACTGATTGGTTTAAAGAAACAAAAAACATCGAAATAAAATACTGGAATAGACCACAGAAAATAAAAGACTTTTTAAATAATCCACAATTTGAATATGCCTTACCAAAATTAAATTTTGTAAAACAACCTACTAATAAAAATATTAAAGAAGGTGATGTTTTGCTTTTTCAATCAATTACAGGTAATTTAGATCATGTTGCTGTTTACATAGGTGAAAATATGATATTAAATCACAATATAAAAGCATTAAGTTGTAGGGAACTTTTCGATCTAAAATATCAAAAAGCATTAAAGGCAGTTTATAGATATGCAGCTTAAAAAAATAAAAGTTTATGGAAAATTAAGACAATTTTTAAAACAGTCCACATTTGAAGCGGCTGTCAATTCACCACAACAAGCAGTTTTATTTTTAAAAGCAAATTTTGAAGGTGTTGAAAAACATTTAAACGAACAAATATATAAGGTTAAAATGGGTGGCAGAATAATTACAGAAGATTGTTTATCTTTACAAGGACAAGGAGATATTCAAATTATTCCAGTAGCAACAGGTTCATTACCAGCAGTAGGTTTTTTATTTACTGGTTTTGCTGCTGAAGTTGGTTTATTTATATCAGGTTTAGGTTTTATAGGTGCAGGGGTTCTTGGTACAGCAATAAGTGGATTAATGACAATTGTAGGCCGTAGTTTAATTATTGACGGTATAAGTAATTTATTATCATCAGGAGAAAAGAGCAGGGATCAATCTTCTGTGGGGGATACAGATCCACGAATCAGGGGATCATATTCGTTTTCTGGTATACAGAACATAAATACTACAGGTGTACCAATTCCGATTTTATATGGTCATGTTTTCAGTGGCTCAATTATAATAAGTGCGGGAGTAGATACTGCGCAAATGAGGAATTTATTAGCATTTGAGGGGTTGTATTTACTTAAAAGAAATGATCAAGGTATTATGAGAATTATAGTTTCTATAAATAATCATGGTTTTAAAAATACACAAACAATAAGGTTAAATTTTAGAAATGGTCCATTATTAAATACGCCAAACGATAATAAAGTTTATGAAATTATTGAAAATTCTGTCACTACAAATGAATTTATTGTTTTGCCTAAAACAACGATATCACAAGAAAATTTTGATTTAAATACTGTTAACGCTACAGAAGCTTTTTTTGACATTCCTAATCCTTAATTATGCCAAGATTAATAGATGACCAATTATTTGGTAGACAAGCTGGGCAAAGAGTTGTTGATCCTAGTCTTATTGCTGATGATTTAAGAAGTAAACAATTTGCAACTGTAGTTGATTTATTAGGTTATGGAGAGATAAAAGGGTTTGATGATTTTTTAGATGATAACGGAAATGAAGATTTTAAAAAAAATATATTTTTAGATGATACACCTTTAATTGATGCTAATGGCAGGGCAAATTTTCAAGATGTAGAAGTATTTTTTAAAGATGGTAGAGATGATCAGGAGCCATTAGGAGTTATTGATACTTTCGGTCCAGATAGAGTTGAAGAAACAATACCTGTAGGAGTAGCAGTCACAGCAAGCACATCTGTTTCTAGGACAATTACTGGAACTTTAGATGCAAGTGGCAATCAATTGATTAAAATGTTAAGAGTCACAATACAAATACCAGCTTTACAACAATTTGATTCCAAGGGAAATATTGATGGAACAGAAGTAAAAATTGGAATACGCATCACAACAAATGATGGTAAAATATTTGATATTAAAGATACGTTAACAGGATCGACTGAACTTATCATTAAAGGTAAAGCGACAAGCCCGTATTTAAAAGATTATGAAATTGATTTAGAGGATACGACTTTACAATTTCCTTTAACTTTAACTGTCAGCAGAATAACGGCTGATAGTAATGATGGAAAATTATTTAATGATACAAATTTCCTTTCTTTTACAACGATAGCTACAGAATCACAAGCTTACAAAGGTTTTGCTTATATTGCTTTGCGGTTTGACGCACAATCATTTCAAAGCTTTCCAAGGCGAAAATATTTTATAAAGGGAACGAAAATAAAAATTCCTCATAATGGAACTGTAGATGTAAATACTGGTGCAATTTCTTATAAAGATGACAACGGTGATGACATAATTTTTAATGGGACTTTTAAATCAGAAAAAGAATGGAGTTCTGACCCAGCATGGATTTTATATGATTTATTAACAACAGATAAAGGTTTCGGTGGCCCTGATGGTGTTATATCTGAGGATTCATTAGATGTATTTTCTTTTTTTGAAGCATCTAAATATGCAAGCACAATAATTGAAGATCCGATAACTGGAACATCTGAGCCAAGATTTAGTTGCAATGTAATTTTAAATCAAAGAAATGATGCCTATACCTTGATTAATGATCTTTGTTCTGTAATGAACGCCATGCCTTTTTATAGTGTTGGGACTTTACAGATAGGGCAGGATAGACCGACAAGCACGACTACAAACACCTCAGATGCTCAATATTTATTTACTAATGCAAATGTAACAGAAGCAGGTTTTAATTATGCTGGGTCTGGTCAGAGAACAAAGTACACAGAAGTTGAAGTATCTTATTTTGACAATGAAACTCAACAGATTAATTATGAACTTGTCACAGCAAGTGAGGTAACAGCTTTAGCCTCTTTCCCTGCAAGATATGGTCAAACAAGAAAAACAATAAAAGCTTTTGCATGCACTTCCAGAGGTCAGGCAAACAGATTAGGTCGTTGGTTTTTATATACAAATTTAAGAGAAACTGAAATTTGTACATTTACAACAACTTTAGAAGCTGGTGTAATTGTCAGACCATCAATGATTATAGGTATTGCTGATTCCTTGAGAGCAGGGGTTCGTAGAGGTGGGCGTATTAAGACAGGAGTTTCTACAACTCAGATTATTGTAGATGATGCAAACAACACAGATTTAACAACAACAAATTCTGCTTTTTTATCTGTGGTTTTACCTTCTCCTAACAGCGACAATGAAATAGTAGAAAAAAGGGCAATAGATACTATCTCTGATAAAACAATCACTGTCACTTCTGCTTTTTCTTCTATTCCACAAACTAACAGTATTTGGGCTATTGAAAACACCTCAATTGAATTTCAAACCTATAGAGTAATCTCAATTAAAGAAAAAAATCAAACTGAATATACCATCACTGCAATAATCCATGATGTAAATAAATACTCACAAGTTGAAGACACAACAATACCAGCACAGCCTCGTAATATTACAACTTTACTTGATGTCAAGCCTGCACCGTCAAACCTTACAGCAACCGAAAGTATTGTTGTTTTAAATAATCGTGCAGTATCAAAAATCTTTGTAACGTGGCAAACTGTTCAAGGTGTAAAAGAATATAGAGTCGAATCACAGTATGAAAATAATGGTGTTGAAGTATTTAGAGTTTCTAGACCCGAATTTGAAGTTTTTGAATCAAGATCAGGTACTTACAAATTT